ACCTTCCTCCTCCCAGTTCTTGCGATACTGGCGAAGTTCAGCGACCGTGTAATCAGGTTTCTTTGGCGCGGTCCTAGCTCGCTCGGCTTGAGCAATCTGTTCTTCACGCGCCTTAAGCTGAGCCTCACGCTGAGCTAAAGCGGCTTTTTGGCGTTTGGTTCGCTCGTAACGGCTTAAATGAGGTTTTTGACCATTTGGCTTTGCCTCCTGCGCCTGACTATTGGCCCCATTATCAGAGGACGCACTGCCGCTATCCAAAGACTGAGCTTGCGGTTCAGCTGGAGAACTGGCATCGGCGACCTCGCCTGGAGCGGGCGCACTAACTGTTGAATCGGGCATTGATTTACTATCTGATGGCCGAGTTGCCGTCGCCAAAACCGAAGCGCCGGCCATCTATCGCGCCTCGTTGCGATGGAAGTGGCTCAACCTCATCGTTATCAAACTCGCTCTCAACCTCAGGCGGGAAAGCGCGCAGCCGATGTAGTAAACCTAATATATCCTGACAGCCTCTCGCGTAACTGTTCTCGCTCACCGACTGGCGGTAAACGGCATTGAACGTTGTCGATGCGACAGTCTGTCGCAGGAATTCAAAAAGCTTTATACCGCAACTACTGCGAACGAACAAGTCATATTGCGCTCGTTCCTCTTTGGTCCAATTGACCGCGCGCAAGATCGGAGCACTAAGCAGGCTCCAGATGAAGGCTCGCAAGAGAGCTTTCATGGCCCCGGTAAACTCCCATTGGTCGGGCTCGGTGGCAGTCCGCCAGGCGGCATTGCTGGGCCCGCACCTGCCGGCACACCGGGGGCTGGTGGTCCTGGCGGCATCGCCGGAGCAGGCGCACCGTTTGGCGGCATACCTGGCGGTGCTGGCGGCATTCCAGGCGGCCCGCCTCCACGCAAAGCAGCCAGCCCTTGAGCTGCGCTTGCCTGAGCTTGTTGAGCTGCGGCCATCTGCTTTTGGATCTGAGCAACCTGAGCCGCAGCCTGTTGGACCTGCGGCCCGTGCGCCTTCATGTATTGCGGATCTTGCTTGGCAGCCTGCACGTGGTTTTGCGCATGTTGCAAAAAGGTCGGCATCACATTGGGCTCGAGCGGTCTTTGGTTTTGCTGGCACCAGCCGATAAAGCCTGTGAGGATTTGCAGATGCACCACGTGGTCATCGCTCGGCTTGACCTGCGGCAAGAACCCGTCATGCATGATCGAGTTCTCGACTGCCTGCAATTCCTGCTGGCCTTGCATGATGTCCTGCGGCTCCTCGAAAACCTGCATGATCCAGCTCGAATCCATTAGCTCGATAATTTTTCGATCGATCTCGGGCAATTTGATCCAGGGCGCCCCTTGGGCCAGTTGCCGCAACTGCATGAGTTTCTGGATCTCGCGTTCGCGTGAGTAGCCGTCGACGCTGCCATTTGGCTTGATGACGTAGGCGTTATCGAAAGCAGCGTCATCGAGCGTTATCCGCCGGTTGCGCCAGAAATAATCCAGACTGTCTTTCTTGTACTGCCTTAAAATTGACCAGGCTTGCTCGTAAACCGTAGCGATGGCGTTTTTGGTAACGCGCGCACGCAAGTCGTTAGACTGCTGCATCACCGTCGTGATCGCATTGGTTTCGGTCGCCGTGCGGCTTTTATCAAACTGGTTATCCTGGCCAACGCCAAAATCAGGTATGCCCACCCTTTGCTCGGCGAGACTCCTGGTATTGGTGATTTCCTCATCGAAACTTACCGGAGGCGTAGGCTGTTGAATCAATTGGAGCGCCGCATCATAAACTGCTCCAGGTTCCCAGCGGATATTTTGCGCGTTAATGCTCCCGCCCTGACTGGAGAGCACTGGCCGATTGGCGATCGACATAAAATCGAGCTTCTCGTTCCACATCTTACTCGCGCTAGCCTCGAACATCTGCACCAGTTCCATGATCCCGCGACTGGAGTAAAAGCCTGGATCGACCAGCTCGTATGGCAACTGTATAATCGGTATCTGCTTATGCTGGTAAGGCAATTTGAATGGAGCCCTGGCCGGCTCATCAGGTTGCAAAGGAGAAAAAGTCTGGACCTCAATCTGGTCATCGTCCTGACGCTGATAAACTTCCCACAAGATAATCAGATCCTTGATCTTGGTATGCGATAATCCCTCAGCACTGTACCTGGTTTGTTCGTATTTGGAGTCGGGCTTGCCCTCCCCGGTAATCGATTCGATAAAATCATCGTCGGTATTGTAGCCGCGCGGCTCGGCACTGCGCCGATACTGGTCTTCGCTCATATGCATCACGTGCACCAGCCGGTCAGCTTCATTTATCTCCTGAGTGTAAGGAGGCGCGATGATGAAGTAGGGATGAATGGAAGCGAACGCCAGCCGTTCCTTGGCATCGTCCCAATAAGGTTTCAAATAACCGCTTCCGTTCTGTAACAATGAATCAACGGCACAAATGGAGGCATTAGGAAAATTGGAACTCTCCCTGACCTGGTAATCGAACCATTGGGCAACCGAATCGGTGTAGCTATCGCCTTGATCCTCTAAAGCGTAAAAACTGGCGAGCAGTTCCGGACCAAAAATCCACTGGATATAGTAGGCTTTGAGCTTGGAGATTATCGTGTCACCGATCGGTACGTGCGCATCCGCAGCGCCTGGCCAAGGTTTGCGTGAGCGCCTGACTCCTTCGCGCCGCATCTTTTGCCAGAGAATCTGGCGTTTCTCGAAGTTCTGACGATCGTCCAGATCGCCGCAGATCGACTTGTAGAGTTCGTTCTCTTCAGCCATTACGTAACCGTTAGGCCGGTCCGTAAGATCAGGCCAAAAGTGCCGGGAGCAGCCATCGGGTTCAAGCGGACCTTGATCTGGTTAAAGGGCAAAAACGCTTCAATCAATCCAGTGTACTTTGTGCCGATTGCCACCGTATTACCCATCGTCAGCCCGGTCATGCTGTCGACCATCAGGTTAGTGTGACTGCCTGGACCGCCATGAAACGCATTACGAATAAGTGTAGCCATAACTCAGGTTGCCGTGAAAGGCAGCGCGTTAGAATCCAACCCGTTCGAATCGCGTACCGTAACCATGATCGTACCGGGCTGCGCTAAAGCAACCGCACCGATGTCAACGCTCATGTCGGTCGTTGTAGGCGGCGAAGAAGGAGTCACGAAAGCGGTGCCGAACATCACGATTGCGTCCGGATCAAAGTTGGTGCCATTAATGGCAATCGTTATATCGGTATTGGCCGGCCCCGTATCGGGCGTCAAGGACACAAGGGTCGGAACCGGATCCAGACTGATCAGGTCCGGATTAACCCTGCGCGACGTTAAAGCAATGTTGACGAGGCTGTCAGTCCCATTCCACCTGGTGGAGACAACCTGAGGCGAAACCACCACAAAGCTTGCGCTGCCACTGTCCAGATTCGCGCTGCGACTGGGATAAACATGATCGAGCAATTCAGCTAAGGTAGTCGTCGCCGGCAACGTCGAACCGGCGACCATTCGGGAGGTCATGGTTTTTGCTCTTGCTGTGCACGTTTGGCTTGTTCGAAGTTAGCTCGGCGCTCGTCCTCAAGTTTTTTGCCTTCGGCGAACGCCTGGTTGCGCCGTTTCCTGTCCTCATCATCGATTGGCAACGTATCGATGGCGCCGAAGTTCCCGCGCCGATGTTCGAAAGTGACTCGAAAAGTTGAGCCATCCGGATAAAGCATGACCACAACATTGGGCCCTGCCAGACTTAAAACAGGATCGCCGGCTTCATCGGCAACAAAGAACAGTTGACGAACCAAAGCGGGCAGCGGTCCGCCCAGATCGAGTTTGGGAGTCTCGGGAGGTGAACTAGCCTCTGGAGGTGGAGGCTCAGGAGGATGATTTTCGTCACTCATAGGGGATTTCGGTGCAAATGCTGTTCAATACGATTGAACCCTCTTACGCTTCCTGGCTGAATTTGTACAGCTTATCTTTGTCAACTGCAGGCTATTTGTGGCTCGCCTCCTATCCCCCGATGCCTTAGGCTCCAAGCGGAAAGCCTCGCCAATACGTCATTCGCCAGGCCAGGCCCCAAGATCGCGCATGATCCGTTCTGACCCAGAGTCCCGGTCCAGATCATCCTGTGGCAACCCCTCGTAATAGCGCTCGAGCTCTTCGAACGGGCTGTCGGTACGCTTAACGAATGAAGCGAAACTTTGGGCTCCGTGCGCAAAAGCGCCAATGACCGCATCGGCACGATCCGGCGATTTGAGGCCTTCTTTGCGCATGTCTTCTTTGTCCTGAAGCTTGATGCGGCCGCGAGCATCATAGAGCATCTTGCGCGTGGAAAGCTGACTGATCAGTGTGGGATCGTTGATTAAGACCACTTCGCCCTTGGTTACCCGCATCGCGAGTTGGTCCCAGAGTTCAGCACCGCGGGAAACATAAAGCGCGTCGTTGTGGGCTTTGGCGCCGAAATCAAACCGGTTAATCGGCCAGCCGGCAGCATCGAGCATGTCGCACATCGCGTGACCGATACCGCCACCATCACCCCAGATCTGGTTTGCGCGCAGATTGTACTTGCGAAACAGGATGATGAACCTGCCAACCGCGGCGTTTGTATCCTTTTCCCGCCAGGCTTCCAGCTCGAGCAGCTTGTTTCCGCTGCGGATAGCCAAAACGTTTTCATCGCGGCCAGCGGCGAAGTCGCAGAAAGCCGCGTACTCGTGCCGGCTGATGCGCGCGTGCGGCGGATTGTTGATGGTGTTCATGAGAACACGGAAATCGAACATCATGGGTTGACCCTCGTAGGCGTCCATGAATTCGCCGTAGAGCGTCGAACGCGTAAACGGCTTATCTTCGCCGTAAGTGTCAATAACGTCCTGAATGCGTTCCTTGGAAATGTGCGGGCAATCGGTCAAGCCGATCTGCTGCAACAGGATAAATTGCTCGCGATGCTCGGTGAACGCCTGGTAAAACCGGCCGGCCTTGATCCCAGGCGAGCTGATGTAAAGCAGAACGTTGTAAGTACAGCGATCGAGCGCAGCGAAGATCTCGGGTTCAACCGATTTGGCCTCATCGACGATGATTAAGAGCGGGCTCAGCGCGGTCGCGTGATGACCCTCGGCTCTGGCCGGTTCGTCGGTAGTGAATGCCAAGATAAAACCGCCCGCGGGCGTGCGCACCATCCTTTGCATGAATTCCCAGCTCGAGAACCGGGCACGATGCTCGTTGATAGCCGGCATGAGCTGGGCGTCGAGCTGTTTAGCGTCGGCGCTAGTGATGATGACGCGACCGCGAGGATGAACGTTGAGCCATCGTAACGCACTAAGAGCTACTATCCTTTGTGTTTTTCCGCTGCCGTTGGGAGCAACCAGCGCGATCTTGATGCGTTCGTATTTGGCGCCTTTATCGATAGCGACATCGGTTTCGAGCTGCCAGTCGTAAAGCTCGAGGTTAAGGCCGACCTGGGCGAAGGAAAGAACGTCGTTAAGGACTTTGGTTTTGGCAGGCACGTCTAGTTGAAAGGCGGGTGTAAAAGAGCCGCAGTGACAGAGGATCGGTGATGTTGCCGCATTTGCCGTTAGCCAGGCGATAGGAAATCCCGCTTGGTCTGGCGACCGCCAGACACTGCCAAAAAAACTGACTGCGAGACGATTTAAGCATCGTTTCCATTTCCGTCCAAAATACGGTGAGCGACCCAGAACAGTGCCCGGCGAATTTGCAAAACGCTCAGTCCTTCAGCATATCGATCCATCACGTTTAAAAGTGCCTCGCATAAAGCCGCCTCAGGACCAGCAATTGGCATAATCTTAGATTTTAATGGCGGCATTCGTTCCGAGAGTTTATTGCGCAAAAGCCATCCCCGATCCACTCCGGTTTCTGCACTGATTCGAGTCGCCAGACTTGAACTCAAGCTAAGCTTGCCTATCTCAATTGCTTTGATAGTGCTCCATGATCTACCCACTCGATGAGCAAGATCGCCCTGGGTCAGACTTAATTGTTCTCGAAGTCGAGCCAGATTGTGCCGCCGAACCGAACTAGGCATAATTAATTGAGCGTCCAAAAAGTTTATAAACCGATTTAAGGCGCTGGTGGCTCCTGTCCGCCATCATGACCCTCGCCGTTGCCGTTAGCGTCCCGCAGGCCTAATTGTGGCCGTTTCCGGCGGTCTTTAAAGAGCTTGTCGACCTTCGATTCGACTTCTTTACGGCGTTTACTGATGGTTGAGGCGACTTCGGCGGTAATCACCAGCGTGTTGTTGACCTGGTTCAGAGTGTTGTTACTAACCTGCATGAGCACCTCAGGTTTCGCGAATTCGGAAGGGTAACGGCGCTCTAAAAACCATGCAATGCGTGTCCAATCCTGGCGCTTACCGTCACGGAGCTTACGGATGTAAAATTGCTTACGTCCGGATTCGGCTTTTTTGATAGCGGGACAGAATTTGCCGTGACGGGCCCGATCAATGGTTTTTTCATTGATGTCACAGAGAAGGGCGGTTTCCTCGTTGGAGAGGCCATCGAAGAAACAGTCGGCAACTTTTTTGATGAGTGCCGGGGTTAAGACGGTTGGGCGTCCTGCTGGCATTGGATGCTACTCAATAATAGTCGGTTCTAGGCTGAAAAGTAAAGCTCGGGCGTTTTATAAAATCAGTCCAACAAGTCCAAAAAGCGGTAAGTCCAAGGTCTGATAAGACCTCCTTTCCTTTTTTTTCTTTAGAAAAAAAGAAAGGATTTATTGGACTAGTCCAAAATAGGTTAATTGGAGTAATTGGACTAATTGGACGAGTGTGTTCATTTAAACACTGGTTAAAACTTCCCATTCTTCGCTTACAAGGCTCTTGGAAATCAGCCTCATTTTTTCGGCTTTCTTAAGCAAAGTGAAAAAAGTTCCTCTGCTCATTCCCGATTCCTGCATGGCGCGTTTGCGGAACGCTTCAGTGCGCAGCGAGCGCGTTCCCAAAATTGCCGTGAGCTCTTCAACAGCATATTTAAGTTCGCGTCCCCTAGGCTTTTTCAAGTCCTGCGGGTCAAGGTCGCCTCTGGGAACAAAAATCGGGTAGTGCCATTCGAGCACCAGATCGTCGATGGGCGCGTGGTTGCGCAGGACAAACTCCAGAGTGTAGCAATTGTCGGTTTCGTGTCTGGTCATGGTCATGAGGGTGTCCGGATCGCGCTGGAATACACCTGAGCCGCTGGCCCGGTCGATAGCTTCCTTGTCGGCCTGGTTACCTTTGGTAAAATGATGGCCAAAGGCGTTGGCCCCTTGCGTGCGCTGGATCAGGTCTTCGAGCTGGTCCATCATGACATTGATGTCGCCGGCAGAGTTTTCGCTGCGGCCGCCAAGCATCTTATAGATCGGGTCGGAGATTAAGAGCGGCGCTGGGAATCGGTGCAGGAGCCCTTCAAGATATTTGAGAAAGGCTTCCCATTTAAGCGCGTCATGGAGGCGAGCGCCACGCAGGTGAATGACATGGAAAGCAGGCGGGATAACCAGCTTGCGCGCCTCGGCAACTTCAACCAGGCGCTGCTCGAAAAAGGGCTTGGACAGTTCCATGTTAAGGTAAACGACATGCGCCCCAAGTGTCTCGCGGCCCCACCAGTCAGCGCTCTGACTGACCGACAGGCCCAGATCAATCAGACTCCAGGTCTTGAAACTCTTTGAGCCGCCGGCCAGCTCGAGCTTTTCAGTGAGCGAGAGCATACCGCTAATAATCGCCCTGGGCAGCACGATGTTTTCGCGTTTGATCGAATCGCCATCGATGACCGGCGGGAACTTATGGAGCGCCGTCTCTCCGTTGGCCGCTTGGCCCTCTTGCTGGCTGTATCTCTTGCGCTGGGCTTGTTGTCTGGCTGTCATTTAAACTCTTTCAGTAATCCGAGACGATCGGGGGGTTTGGTGCAGAGAAATTCGTTGAGATCATCAAATTCGAAGGGCAGCGGCTCGATCTGGACCCATTGTGCGCCTAAGGCGATCAGTTGCTCGGTCCAGCGGTCGCCGGCTTTGACGCCCGCCGGATCGTTATGCGGGATAATGACGACTTCGGCGTCCTTGATAAATTGCCCTGCCTCAGGCCCCAGATTTGTGCCGGCGCCCAGCAGTGCCATAGGCCGGATCGAGCCTGGTCCGCGGTTTTCGAGATCGTAAGCGGCGCACAGTTCCAGTGCCGCGAAATAATCCGGGCCGCCTTCAACTAACACTATCCGCTTGGCCGCGTTCAGAGTCTCGGAATTGGTCTGGAGGCCGACCGGCCAATACTTGTGGCTTCCTGGAAGCGCGAAACTCTTGAGCCTTTCGCCGTTTTTCTTCTCATAGAACTCGCCGTCAAACCGGCGCGCCTCGGCGCAGATCCCGCTCGAATCGGTAATGATCCAGGCCAGGGCGCCGTAGACGCGAGCGACTTTGAGCGTGCCCAGCTTGCCGGCCAGATCAAAAACGCTCGGGCCAAGCCCGCGCAGCTCGCCTAAAGCCCTGCATTCTGCTTCGGTCGGCTCACGCAAATCCGACGGCCACCGGATGCCCTCTGCCGCCACGCGCTCGAAGCTTCCGCGCTCTACCCCGCTGGCTTCCAGGCTCGGCATTTGCCTGATAATATCCTCGATGGCGGCCTTGACCGACAAGCCCCGCGCCTCGGCCCAGAAATTGATTACATCACCGCCCTGGCCTAGCCCATGATCGTAGTAGCGCTCTCCGTCTGCGGCCCGGTAGATGCTTAGGCTTGCACGCTTATCCTGCCGGAACGGAGATTTGCACTCTTTTGCTGCAATTCCGGGCAGATCCAGAACGTGCCAGGCTTGCGCAATACTTAGGTTTTGCCGGATCTGCTCGATTGCGCTTTGCACCTCCTTGTGTTTCCCTTCTCAAAGATTCGGTTGCCGGTAGCGCCGGGACAATTCGTCTAAAAGGATCGCAATCGCTTTCTTGAGTTCCTTGCGTTGCGGACCAAACTCGTCCAAAGCCCACCGCAAGTAATCGGGAGGCACCTCCCCGAGCGCTTTGCCTTTGTGTTTGCCGAATTCCAGCACAATCGAACCAGGCCAATCAGTCTTTTTAACTTTAGGCTTTCTGATCTCCTGAGGCACACGCAACGCTGCTGGCTCGTAAGCATCGGCGCTGCGCGCACGCATTGAGCGGATCAGCGCAATCGCGGCGTTGTCGGCTTCCCCTGATGCAGCGGCTTTATCCAGCGCCAGGCGAAAAAGCTTCTGTTCCTTTTCTGACAGCATGTTGCAATGCAGGGCCTTATGCTACTGAATATCAGCCAATATTATTCCCCAACGGTTTCCAACTGCTCATAGCGACTCCTGGCTCCACATACGAAAATGTTCCCACAACCAGCCCTTGATGCGTCGAATGGCGACATCGGCGCTTGGCCAGATCTGGACTTCGGTACCGTTATGCAAAAGCCGATCATGTCGATCGCGTTGCGCTTGGCTGCATTGGTTGCCATGCACTTTGAGTTCGCCGAGTAATACCCGGCCCCCCCATACAATTGTGTAATCGGGCCATCCGAGCGGTCCAGTGGTTCGCTTATCCATCCGGTCCTCCCGGTATTCAATTTGGTGGAGACTGAGCCAATCATTCAGGATTTTATGTTCGGCCTTCTCGGAACGATTCAACTCCTTGGCAAGCGCCTCATCGCTAGTCAACGCCGCATTGGGATGGCCGGCGGCTTTGGCTAGTAGCTT